GACGTCAAGGAGGTTGAACTCCCCAAGTCGGCACCGAAGAAGCGTGGGAGAAAGAAGAAGAATGAAATTAATCTCTAATGGTAGTATTATATGGTGTCCTTCTGTCCACTCGACGAGGAGGACGAGCCCGTCGTCAGGCGGGTTCCGATCGTCCGACCTCAGCAGCCGAAGAAGCCTGAGGCGCCGACCTCGAAGGTGAGTGTCGGACGAGAAGAGAGTGAATGTAATTTTGCCGTGCTCTTTTTCATCGTTGCCAGCATCGCGCTCATGCTGACCGATCAAGTTAAGTAAGTTAAACTTCACCCTGAATCGGTTTCCCCGATTCACGATTTAGTAACTATAGCTCTGCACAGTCTTAGGATTAGAATTGTCATATTGGACGCTCGTCAATTTCCCACTGGACAGGCTCGAGTAGAGTTTCACGTGTATGTCGTACGTGTATTGTCTCGTCGACAGGATGTTGCTCGGGGTGAATCGAACCTTCGTCGCGGTCGTGGTAATCGTTGAGCTCCACGGATACGGATTGGAGACGCCACCGAATATGTTTTTCGTACCGACGGCGATGGGGATGGACGATTGATTCCCAGACCCGTTACCACCGGTGACCTCCAGAACCATTGTGTTGATGTAATCTCGATTGGACGTCGACACCTCCCTGAGCATGCACTTGATCTTCGCATAGAACGACCCGTTCCCGAAATTTAGAATGACGTCCTTTGCCACACCCGAACCCAGTGTGAAGGACGTCGAGTATCTCTTACATGCCACGTTATCTCCCTCGGTGATCGACCCACCGACGACGTGAAGCGCCGTGAGAGGAGACGCGATGCCGACGCCGATGGCGTTCCCTAACTCAATCTTGCCGCCGAACGAAATGTCCGTCGTGACGTTCAACGACCCTTGCACGACGACGTTCGCACCGACCGGTTGCATGTACAAATCGCCATCCGTACCCGAATACAAGTTAGAAAGACCACCGGTGGTGACCATTTGAATCACCGCGTTCCCACTGGAATGTTCGATTCGAGCGTCACCATCGTACACGGTGAGTTTGGATGTTCCCGGTGCGTCCGTACCTACACCCACTTTCCCGTCTGTGATCCACACAGCATCGCTTTCCACACTGGCGTCGATCGAACCTAAAATCATACCCGTGCTCGACCCGACGTCTCGATACCCACGGGCGTACGCCCCGTACCCATCTTCGGTGATGAGTTGCATGCCAGTCTTTTTCAATCCGGTGGTCGACGGTGATTCTATGCGCAAAACGTCGACGTCACCCGTCACACCCGTGTACACGTGCACGTTCGACGCGGGCAAGGGCGTTCCGAAACCCACGAGCGCGTTTGACTTGACGCGCATCGCCTCGTCCCCATCACCAGCCACCAACATGAAATCGAAATCATTTCTGTTGACGATCTGGTTCAGAGACGCAAGATCGTCGGATTGGATGTACAAATCACCTCCACACGAAAAACGACCGTTACTCACTGTCGAGTGCGTGACGCGCACGCCACCTTGCACGTACAGCGAGGTTTCGTCGTCGGCGTCGTCTTCGTCGTTCTCGTCGACGTTGATGAGCACGCGACCGCCGTTATCACCAGACCCAGAGATGCTCAACACTGGTATGGCGGTGAACGTGCCGTACGCATCATCTTCGAGCACATTATTGAACGTCGTCTCATCCGTGATGGTCTGTCGAAAACACTCGAACATGTGACGACCGGCGACGTGTCGAATGTGATCGGCGGTGTCGTTCCCCTTGAACAGTAAAAGTTCGGATCGACCGGACGTGTTATATTCCCTCTCCTGAACGAAGGTGTGTGGGAACGGGTAGGACTGGTTTTGTATGTCCTCCAAACCGCTTCCGGGCGTGCCGACGCCCGCGAATTCGATGATATTTTTCAACTTCACATCTGCATCGATTGTCAAACCTCTCGGGGTCACATCCGTGCCGATACCGACATTACTCGTGATCCCGTCGATGAAAAACGCAGTGGCTTCGATGTTACTGACGGAATACACATTGTTCGTGATTCTGAAATTCTTGTGTCTCTCCAACACGTTCGAGGTGTTCTCGACCCCGACGGACCATCCCCCGTACGCGGTGGATCCGTTCCAAATGCTATAGGACGTGAACGCGTCACCGGAATCTTCGCGCACTTGCACCGTCACGATGGCGTCTTCGTTCACGTCTTGGTCGATCGGATTGAACACTAACAGACCGTTCCCTATGTGATTTCTATTCCCGGACGTTCGAATGTCAACCTTGGACAGAGGCGTGTGCGTACCGAAACCGACCTTGTTATCACCGCGGAGCGTCATGATATTCTGACTATCGTACGATCCATTGGACAGGTTGATGTCCATGCGTGTGCGCGAATCGTTCCCGGCACCGCCGTTCGCGTATCTGCCCAACTGAAATTCAGCCTTCGACCCGAAGATCGAACCAAAACCCTGACGACACAGGTTGAGCGCCGTGCGCATGACATCGTCTTGACTCGTCACGCTCGGATTCGTCACCGTGAGCGGGGCGTCGCCGTGGACGAAACTGTTACGAAGGACAACCTGTGGATTGATGAACGCCGATCCGTTCGTTTGGAACAACGCCTCCGGGCTCGTCGACCCCACACCCACGCGTCCGGTATCCGTGATGGTCATCCTTGGCGACCCGATCGTCGCCCCACTCGTCACGCTAAAGTTTAGACTCTGTCCACTCCCGACTCGACTCTGAATGTGACCGCGACTCGTCGCTAAATCGGAATACATTTGGGTCGACACCGACCCGCTCACGAATTGTTGACCGGCGATGAAGGCGTTCGAACCCGTGACGAGCACGTTTCCACCGCCGATGGTGACTCGTTCCACTGGCGCGGTGTTGGCGAGACCTATGTTCCCACTCGATGTGATGACCGCGCGTTCCGCATTCTTCGTCTTGAAGACAATCTTTTGCGTGGCGCTGTCGCTGTTGCTTCCTTTGACCTCGATCGAAGAGACGTTGGATGTCGTCGGACCAGATTTCATGATGAGATCTGTGTACGACGCATCGGTCCCGAAATCGTTGGCGTGGATGATGATTTGTCCGGTGGACAGGATGGACGAGTTCGAGTTCGCGTCCACGCCCTTGGTTCCACCGAGACGAATGTTACCTTCGATGTGTGCCTTTTCGTCGCCCGTGTATCGTCCCACCGCGAGGTTACTCATCGCCGTGAGTCGAGTCGACACCGTGTTTCCGTGACACTCGACGACATTCGCCCCTGTTTCGTTGATGTGTAAATTACTCCCGACACACAGTGTGTGTTGCGGATTCGTATTGGCGATCCCCACTCGGGTCTCGGCTAAAAGAATGCCCGTGACCGTGGTGCCAGTGATTGTCACGACGTTGTCCGCGACGTCGTCGATCACGATGTTCGATCCGAGTTCCAAGGAATTTTCGACGACGAGATTCGTCACGAACGCGTTCCCTTGGACGTGTAATTTTTCAGCCGCGGTGTCGTGTGCCCAAAGGTTACTACCGACCGCAAAATTGTGATTGGGTGATGTGTTCGCCGCAGCCAACACATTGGACGTGTACATTCGACCTATCACGTACACGTTCACTTCATCGCTCGTGGGAACGATCTGCACGTCCGCGGGACCGCGATTTGTTCGACCTATCACCAGTCTCGAGGGATCGGACACGTCGTGCAAATACCCGACGAAAACATTACTCTCGTTCGCTTGGTCGTAAATCAGCGCCGTGTCCAGACCGGATCCACCGTTCACACCCATGGAAATCACCGCATCGGTGACGGCTAAATTGACCGAGGACGTGTATGACGAGAGATCTGTGATAATGACATTTCCGTTAACCACGAGGTTCCCTGTGATTGTGAATTCATTACTGACGGTCTCGACGTTCCCGTACAGTTGCATGACTGGATTGCCGGTATCGTTCAACTGAATGTTTGAACCGAACGACAGACCATCCGTGGCTGTAATTTTTTGAACGATGACGTTCCCCTGAACGTCCATCGCGGTCTCACCATTGGCGTCTATGGTGATGATGTTCGTGGATTCTTCATCCACACCGACGACCAATCGATTGTTCGACGTGATGTTCTGTGCCGTGACGTTCCCGTTCGCGACGAGCAAGTTCGTGGCACCCGCCACGGTATCGATAAAAAATTCGTTGTTCGCACCGACGTCGAACGCGTGCGTCGGGTTGCTCGTTTCCACACCCAACTGCGATCCGATGAACGCTCTGTTGAAAAACGCCGCCTTGTCTGGTACGGTCAACACGACTTCTTGTCCATCGTCCATGTATAATTCGGGTGTCGGCACGCCCATCTCGAACGTGTGCACGGGATCGAGCACGCCCGCGAGACCGATGTTCGCTGAAAGGACATTCGACGCCTCCAAGTCACCACAGATGATGTTGTCCACATTCTGCCCCGCCTCAACGTTCTGAGGATCGAGGCGGGACACGAACACCTGCGAAAACTTACCGACGGAACCGACGAACGGCATGTGTCACTACTAGTACCTACGAAGAAAATCGCAACCCACAGACGCCATCCTTTATGGACAGCACATTCCACGAGACCGCCATGACGGTGAGTGCCTGATTGGACGGGCGGTTCACGCCTTTCTCCACACCTCGAAGGACGAGCTTGGCGCTGTCGAGTCTGCTGAAATTCAGTGAACCACTGCTCTTGTATTGTTCTGGGTTCAGGGCGAAATGATAGCTGAAATATCTGGTGTAAAACGGACAGTCGTTGTCCTCGTCGAACTGAATGATCCCGTACGGACAGTTGTAATACGTCTGCACGGTGTGGAAATACATGGGACTCATCTTCTCAACGAGCGGTTCGCCGTTGATCACGATGTCCGCGTTCAAAAACGTGAATCGGTCGTTCTCTTCATCGCTCGACAGGGTGTTGTACCCGAAGAACAGACTTTTCACCGGGTGATTCAGGAAGGACAGATCGATCGAGTTATTCCCACCGATTTCGTTCACGTTATTGGTCACCGTGTCCAAGACGTCCGACGACAGAGATTGCACCTGAGTGATGACCAAATCCATCTGCCGAGACACGAGACTTTGTCGTTCGTCTGTGTCCAAGAAGATCGCGTTGCAATAGCACCGAGCCTTGCGTTCGTCCGCGGTGAGCGTGGACACGTACGCGTCGTCCAGATTCACTCGAATCTCCACCTCGTGAAATTGCATGGCGACGAGTGGCAAAAATCCACCGTTCATGCCTCCACAGAAGAAGAATTGGAGGGGTACGAATCCTTTGGTCGTCGTCGACACCGGGTTATTCATCTCTTGCGAGCGCGTCCACGTCGGGGACAGGTAAATCTGCCAGATGTCCGTCAGGTATTCGTACTTGTGACTGTCGATCTTCACACCGCCGATGTACAGATCGATGGTCGATCCCTTGAACAATTTCGTGGCGATGTCCGTGCCCTCGAACCACACGGCGTTGATCAAATCACCGACGATCGGAATCTTGATGCTCGTGTCTTGTTGGGTGATGTCCTTCAAATATTTCGGGGTCTGTGCGAAATTCGTGTGTCGCGTGAACTTGGATCTGAAAGGGCTGTGTCCCAAATCATCCGATAACAGGAACGTGTCTTGAATGCCTTTGCTCGCGAGACTGATGATAGACATCTCTTACTAATACAAAACTAGAAATTAAATGCAAACCCTTTCGGCACGTCGGGCTGAGACGTGGCGGAGCTATTACATCCTTTCGCCGTGTGAAT